GTGCAAGCCTGCCCGTGCTGCAATCAACCTATCACCTGTGCGGTAGCGTTGAAAACCGTGGAATGGTTTGTGCCGCCGACGCTGGCGCAGATCGTCCGCACTCTGGAACGCGCCGGGGGTGGGCCCCTCAATGTCGGCGCTTTGACTAATGGCGTCTGGAAATCAGACTATGCCAGACCGATAAACGCCGAAGCAAGCGTCCGCAATGCCATCCGGCGCGGCAGGGATGACATGAAATTACTGGGATGGGACGTGGTGAACATCCCCCACGCTCACGGTTTTGCGCTGAAGCGTCACGAAGGCGAATGATCACATGGCATTCCCTAACCAGGTCACGCAGCAAGCCCAGGTCGATGCGCTATTGGCGAAGTATGAGCCTATCATCCGAGACGCGTTTCTTGCCGCAATTCGGCAGGCGGGAAACTCGATAGACCGACGCGCTCTTATTTCCGCACTGAACGCTGGAGACATTGAAGCCGCTGTTGCCCTTTTCAGGATAGACCAAGGTGTTATGTATCCGCTTCAAGAGGCGGTGCGATCCGCTTATATTGCAGGCGGTCAGTCTTTGGCGCTGGCAATGCCCAAGTCTGTCTTGGGTCAGTTTGGCTTCAACGGCGCACACCTGAGAGCTGAAGCTTATCTGTCGCGGTTCGGCGCTGACATGGTCACGAACGTCAGCGAGGACGCGATGAGTGCGGCGCGTGAGACCATACTTGAAAGTCTTTCCGAGAACGTGACTACCCGGACAACAGCTCTTCGCCTGACGGGTCGTGCCGGGCCGGATGGCGTGAGACAGGGGGGCGTGATCGGTTTGACCCGCCCTCAGGAACAGTCTATCGTCAGAGGAATGAGTGAACTAAGTTCAGGTAATGCGAAATCAATGTCTGCGTATCTTGACAGAAAAGAACGCGACTTGCGGTTCGACCCGATGATAAAAAGGGCCATTGCGGATGGTCGGATATTGACTCCCGAAGAATTGGCGCGAATCGAACAGGGACACCGCAGCAAGTCTCTCAAACTACGCGGGCAAAGGGTGGCTCGCAACGAGACCTTTACCGCTCAGGCAGCGGGCAGACACGAGGGCTGGTTGCAGATTCTGGAAAGGCCGGATATTGACGGCGTAACTGTTCGCTGGCAGCATAACCTTTCCCAAAAGCCGCGCAAGGATCACGTCGCAATGGATGGGACAATTATCCAGATCGGCGAGTATTTCATCATGGGTGACGGGACCGCAATGGCCTACCCCCACGATCCACGCGGCGGAGCGACTCATTCTGTTGGGTGCCGATGCATCGCAATCTACCGCCCGGTTCTGCCAAAGAGGTGACGCTATGACAAAATCTTTTACAGCGCAGGTTAAGGACTGGGCTGATCTCACAAAGGAAAGCCTCAGGTACGTCGCGGTCAATGCCATCTCTGATGTGATGGAAGCTGCTCAAACTCCACAACTTGCAATTTCAAAGGGTGCTACTTCCTTTGTCGTGGGCAAGATACCAGTTGCCGAAGCTGAGTTGATCAACAGCCTGCAAGTTAATGACGGTGCGTCAGGCCCGGCAGTTTACGAAACCGCGCTGTTGGATTTTGAGATTGGCGAAATCATTCGGTTTTCGTGGACTGCGCCTTACGCATACATGATTGAAGTAGGGTTTGTCGGAGAAGACAGTCTTGGCCGCACACGCAATCAGGCAGGGCGGCACTTCGTCGGAGCCAACGCTGCCCGATTCAGCGAGTTTGTCAACAAGCGTGTGGCGGAGGTCCGATCATGAATGACGCCGATATTGAGGCTGTGATCAAGGCTAGATTCGCCGGTGCTGGGCTGGTTTGGCCTATAGCGTGGCCAAACCAGAACGCGCCGGGGACCGTGCCGTTCATCGTGGTGGAAATTGTTCAGACGGGTCGCACCGACGTAGCCTTGGCTGGCGGTGCTGAACTTGCCGAAGGCTTCGTAATGGTAAAAGTAGCGGCGCAGGAAGGTACCAGTACAGACGTTGCCAGTCGCAAGGCGCAGGACATCGCCGACTTGTTCCCAAAAGGTTTGCGATTGGCTGTTAGCGGCGGATTGGAAATTACGATCACTAAGCCTTCCGAACCGTTGCAAGGTTTCAATGCGGATCAGCGGTGGTACAAGCCGGTTCGCGTTACGTTTCAGGTTTCGTAAATCCCACGCGCGCGGGGTTGAGCGCGAACACCGAGCACTAACACAAAGGAGGCGGCGACCATGCCAGCCATTACTGCGACATCAATGAGCGGAGCGGGGTCACGCGTCCTTGTTCTGACTACCCTGAATGGCACCGACAGCCTGACCTATGAAATCGGAGACATTCTCACGCTGCGAAACCCGACTGGCAGCTCTATCTCCCCGACAATTGACGGCGCGGGTGGGACGACATGGCCAGCTCCAGGGGTCGGCACGGTCAGCGTTTCGGCTGGCTTGCCCTTGGGAGCCATTGCGGCGGGTACTGGCATCGTCGTGCGTATGGACTCGATCAGTGCATATCTGCAAGGCGTCATCGCAATCACATCAGGAAGCGGCCTTATTGGCTCTATTTTGAGGAATTAAGAAAATGACCGTTCCAGCAACTTCTATTCGTCCGCGCGGCGCTATCCCGTTTCAACTGTCTCTGGCTGGGGATAGCCGCCGCATCGAATATAACCCCGGCGACATTCTCACGCTGCGTAATCCGACTGGTGCTTCTATGACCCCGACGATCAGTGGTCTTGCTGGCGCTACGTGGCCGGTTGCAGGGATTGGAAATCTCGACATATCTGCGGGTTTTTCGTTCGGCGCGATGGCGGCGGGTGATGCAGTGACAGTCCCGCTTGATAGCATTCGGGCTTATCTGCACCCTAATGCAGACTTGCGGTCGGGCGGTCTTGCGGAAATATGGGCAGTCAGAGTCAGCGCCGTCGACAACAACTGGCAGTCAATCGTATGGTCCCCCGAGTTGCGGCTGTTTGCCGCAGTCGCCAGCACAGGAACTGGCGACCGGGTGATGACCTCGCCAGACGGCCTCACATGGACGACTAGAGTCAGCGCTGTTGATAACGCTTGGCAGTCAGTCGCATGGGCACCGGCACTCGGCCTGTTTGCGGCAGTCGCCAGCACAGGAACTGGCGACCGGGTGATGACCTCGCCAGATGGTATTACTTGGACAACCAGAGCCAGCGCTTCGAACCAAAACTGGCAAGCAGTCGCATGGGCACCGGAACTCGGCCTGTTTGCGGCAGTCTCCAGCACAGGAACTGGCGACCGGGTGATGACATCGCCAGACGGCATCATTTGGACGTCCAGAACCACCCCTGCTGACAACGATTGGCGGGGCATCGCATGGTCACCGGAACTCGGCCTGTTTGCCGCAGTTTCCGACACAGGAACCGGCAACCGAGCTATGAGTTCGCCCGATGGCATCATCTGGACGATCAGAACCACCCCTGCTGACAACGCTTGGCAGTCAATCGCGTGGTCACCGGAGATAAGCCGTTTCACCGCAGTTTCTAATACTGGCACCGGCAACCGGGTGATGACATCAAACGCCGGAACGGTTTGGACGATCAGGGTCAGCGCCGCAGATAACAGCTGGCAGTCAGTCGCATGGGCACCTGAGATAGGTCGGTTTGTCGCAGTCGGCTCAACAGGCGCTAGCACCCGAGTGATGACTTCACCCAACGGGATCACCTGGGCCACCACAGACAGCGCCGCAGATAACATCTGGCAAGGTGTCGCATGGTCATCAAGGTTGGGTCTGTTTGCTGCAGTTTCTGCCTCCGGAACAGGCAACCGGGTTATCACTTCTGGCAATGGCCTTTTGGCCGCAATCTTGAGAGGCTAACCAATGGCAACCATCACGAACAACGAAAAAGGCCCAATCACACTTCCTACCGGGCAAGTCATCCCGCGATTGGGCACACTGGAAACGGATAACGACACAATCCGCCAAGCTGACAACTGGCCAAGCCTTTCCGGACGGGCGTTGGCCAAACAGATCACTATTGTTTTCGACCCGGACCCGGACCCAGGGGAACCCGATCTGATCGTAACGCAAACGGTCATTCCGCATGAACCAACTGCTGTTCTGCAATTCACCGCAACCGCGCCAAACCCTGATGAGGAATTGCCGCACCCAACTAATAATGACGACGATTCCCAGCTTTATCGGTTCTACGGTGGCTATTGTCGCGGCACTCCCGGCCACGTACAACGCGGCGGGCTATGCCGCGCTCACGTGGACCGGAACCATCGGTCTTATGGTGCAAATCGGAGCGTTGGGCGATCAGTCGTCCGATATTGTCGTGACGACGCTTGGGGGGCGGACGCTGCACACCAACGGTGCTCTCGATGGTGGCGAAATCTCGTTCACTTACGTCTTCTCTCTTTCGGACCCAGGCCAGGTCATCGTTCGCGCGCAAAACAACACCAACACAGGTATTTCTATCCGAGTGACCGACCCGGACGGAATTTTGTACTACGGTGCCGGTGTGGTGGCCAACGTCGCCGATGCTGAGCGAGCAGATGGGAACTACAAGGGGCAAACCGGCGTATTTCGGATCAACACCGCAATCGTCCGCGTGTAATCCGGCCTGAGCAATCAGACGGTAGGGTCGCGGCGGAGTGGTTCACCGACGCGACCCGCTTTGAACCAGAACCATAAGGATCACCAATATGGACTTTACGAAATTCAACGGGCGCGCCAATGCTGAAGCTGGCGCGCGTATGCAGATCATGGACCCAAACACGCGAGAACCGATCGAGGGGGCTTTCGTCTTGGTGCGCGGTATTGCATCGCCGACGATCCAAGCGGCTCAACGCAAAGCGCAGCTAGAACGCATGAAGGCGCGCAAGAACGGCAAAGTCGAAACCCCTGATCGAGTGATGGAGGATGCACACAACGAACTTGTGGACGCTGCCATTCCTTTCATCGCCGGGTTTGAAGGGGTCGAAGCTGGCGAGCGAAGGCTGACCGTCGACGATGCCAGGGAATTTCTGGATTGGACATTCCCTGCAATGGGCGTTGTGACAGATGCCAACGGCGATCCTGTCGAGATTGAGACCAAAGACAGCAAAGGCGAAACCGTAAAGGTTCCGAAGTACGAGTTGGTGAACTACCCGTTTGCGCAGCAGGTCGCGGTTTTCGCTGGGGAGCAATCCAATTTTTTGGAAAGCGCGCCGAAGGGCTGATTCTTTACGCCGCGCAACTCGGGTGGCTTCATGCTACGCCGAAAGGCAACAACAAAAGCCGAATGGTCAGCTATCTGGACATGGCAAAGCAGGCGGGTCATCCGCCTGTATTCCCCCTGCCTGATCTTGACCCGGAAGAATACATGCACGCGCTATTGATGGAGATTGGTCCAGTGCGCAGCAACGGCATGGGGCTAGCCGCAACCGACTGGCCAGTGGTCTCAGCCTTTGCGCGGGTGAAGGGGCTGGACGATCACGACACGAGCACTCTAGCCGCAATGTGTCGTGCGCATTTCGAGGAGTTTCAGGCGGGTGAAAGCCCGCTTAGAATTCCGCCTATGAACCGAGAGGATTAAGTCGATGGTTGACTTTGCGCGCCTTACCCTTGCCGCCGACTCTTCCGGGATGCGGTCTGCTGTCACCGACATTGACGCAGTCGGCGTAGCGGCTGGCATTGC